TTGGAAACTCGTATTCTGCTGGAAGGTCGGTACCCCTTACGAGCTCCCATCCTTCTCTAATACGCCTTGCCACATTTGCTTTATCTTCCTGTCCCAACATGGATTCTCTTATCCAACGATATTCGTACCCTTCTGGTGGTTCAGGAACCTCTAGTTTTCTTACCGGCCTCCATGGTTTTCTGCGAGTGTTATTATCGTGAGACTCGGATTCACGGGATATTCTGGTTTGCACGTTTTCGTTAATTTCTTCTGTCATTTTGCCTCCCTTGTTGCTAGTTTTTGTTTTTCTTTAGCGACAGATTTCAACCACGCCTCATCTGACATGCCGTGTGGTTTCAATCCTTGTAGAGTTTCGACTTCGGATTTACTAAAACGTACGCCGTTCTCTTTGCCCTGTGTTTTTTGTCGACTGCCTACGGCAGCTGAGGCGACTCTTTGCACAGCGGGTCGGTCCTCATTTTGCTCAACATTATCAGATCTAAGATCTGGATAAACTTTATATATTCTGTTATTTAACTCATTGTAGTAATCATCAGAGTCTAAATCGTAACCTTCATAAGCCAACGTATTGTGAACGTGTTGGGCCCAAGCAGTAGCCTCCATGTTCTCGTTAAACCATGGATTTTTAGATGCCCAAGCTAAAGCCTCTTTAGTTGGTTGTACTATTTGCTGTTGTTGCTGTAAATCAGGTTGTGTTACAACATTTTGAGTGGAGCTTGTGTCAGCTATCTGTTCTTGTTTTTGTTTAGCAAGCCTTACTTTTTCTTTTTGTAAAGCTACCTCACTTTTCAAAGTATCAGCTTTGGACATCAAAGACGCATCGCCAGAACTAACCGCTTTTTCATAAAGATCGTTGGCCTCTCTCTCTTTAGATTGTACGTTCTCCTCTTCTTTTTCCAATAAAGTTCTTTGCGCTTGCGCTGCTTGATGGTAATAGTTGTTTACCTCTTGCTCTTTTTGTCGTAAAGCCGCCTCAAGTTGATTGGCTCTTTCTTCTGTTTCTCTGTTTCTAGCATTAAGTTTGTTAATCCTTTTAGAAACATTTTTAGTGTAATTTTCTAATTCTTCATCGTTAGAGGCGGTTACTTCTTCCGTGGCGTCGGTTTCTGCAACCTCTATGTTAATCTCCTCAACCTCTGGTTGAGTAATTTTGTCATCGTTTTCGACTGTCATAAGCTTACTATATCATCTGGATCGAGAATTGTGGCTATCACTTCATCATCATTGATGATTCTTACTTCTGCACCTTCCTCAAGTTTAAACCTAGAGCCAGAGTAGCGCCCTATCAAAACCCATTGTTTTTCTTCTACCCACGGTTTTTCTCCATATCTAGCTGTATCGTTATAACATAGCGGTCCCATTTTAACCACATAAGCTACTACTGTTGCTAACGCCTCACGATCTTTGGTTTCTTTAGCTAAGACTATGCCTCCTTTTGTTTTAACTTTACCTGCGTAGGGTAAAACCAACATACGCCAACCAGTAGGTTGTGGCATACGGTCAAGTATTGAGGCATCTAATTTTTCTGGATCTAAAACCCTTTCATTAGGCTCTACATAAGCCTCTGCGACTTTCGTTGCAGCGTTGGGATTGATTATTTTTGACATTAAATTTCTTTTGCTAAATCACTAATCTCATTTGCAATAAAGTATAAAGCATTAAGCTCACCTTGCAAATATTTATAATGTTCCATATCTTTGAGACTGCCCGACATTAGGGTTTCTTGTATCTGCGATTCCCTAAGTTCAATCTTTTTTTTGATCTGGTCTATAAAAGATATATCCATCAACTACTTTTTTTTGGCCTACCTCTTTTTTTCGGTGCTGCTTTTGTTTCTGCCTTTTTTGTTGTGGTTTTTTTCGTTGCAGTTTTTTTGACAGGTTTTTCTTCTGCTTTAGTTTCTACAACAGGATCTTCTACAGGCAAACCAGCTTCAATTCTGGCCATTTTTTTAGCAATCCTTTCAGCATTGGCTTGATCTCTTTTTTCGGCTGCTTCTCTAGCAGCCTTCAACTCTAGGGCCTCCCTAGCTCTATCCTCTTTTTTTTGTGCCTTTAGAGCTTTTATGGCCTCTAATTTATAAGATGTTGTCATAATATCCCCTTAATTTTGTTTTCTAATTCTAACAGTTTTATATCTGTGTTGGTTTTTAATCTATCTATTGCTACTTCTAATTTATCATCTGCTATTTGTTTTTGTGTATCTAATCTTTGCATTTGTAAGTTTGCCTCTAGTAGTTTTTCTTCTGCTCTTTGGTTTTGTTTGCTTTCAAATTGTTGTGTCTCAATATCTAACTCTTTGTCTCTGAGCTCTAATTCTTTCTGCCTTATGTCAACCAAAGGATCGCCACCACCGCTCATGCCTATGGATTGTAAGAAGTCGTTTGCAAGTTGGGCCATAATTGCAGAGCTGTATTGTTCGTTGATTACTTTGATTTGTTGCATGATTGCAGCTGCCTCTTCTGGACTAACTTGTTGTATGACCGATTGTATTTCTGCAATCCTTTGTTGCATTTCTGGTGGCATCTGTTCTTGAGCTAGTTGTGCGGCCAAGAATTGTAAGTGCTGCATACAATGAGAAATTATTAAAGCTTGTACTTGCGGACTTTCTTTCACTAAATCAGTAAAAAATAGACTTCTGTGCGTGTCTATGTGTGCTTGATGGTTCTGTTCCGGAAAAGCTTGTGCAGGTTGTCCTAACAATAAACCAGCGTTCTCTAGTCCTGCCTCGACCGGTTGTGGAGTCATATCGGGCGGTGGTTGTAACAAAGCCTCTACATTATCGACGCCTAACGCCGCGTACATTCTTCGGTAAGCCTCATAGATGCCCATGGGCCCATGCACTTGTGGGTTTGATTGCACCATTTGTAAAAGCTCTTGAGCCAAGGTAACTCTTTGACTTTGTGAAAAAATATTAGGATCCGAAACAGGTATGATGTCGACACGATCATCAAAGTCTTGTTGTTTTACCTCGTTAGATCCCGTGCCTATTGCATAGTTGTAGATAGGCGGTAAAGACTCACCAAACACTTTAGCCAACAAATTAAACTCTAGTTTTTGCGAATAATGCAGTCTTTTGTGAATTGCACTCATAACCTTGGTACCACGTTCTAGGAGGGCCACCGTGGTACCTACAGGCATAGCAGCGTTCATGTCGCCTACATTCATGTCCGCTATGGCTGCAAAACGCTTACCTGAGTCAACTAGTAAGCCTAATAACTGCATTAATACATTGCTTGGTTCTTTTATTGGTAGAGGTATTAAGTTCTCTCTTAACGATCCACCTGTCGTATCTATGTCTCTAAACTCACCAGGCTGTAATGGATCGTCTTCGTCACGAATACGCATACCTCTAGCTTTAAAACCAGCTGGCAGGTTAGCTAATGTGCCCGCATCAATGAGCTGTCTTAAAATAGACGTAGATGCCTTGGATAAACCACCGATCATGTGAGACAGACCTAAGCCATAAAATCCAAGACCAGGCATAAACTTGTATTGTACAAAATAATTTATTTTATTTTTAAGTGGATCTGTCTCGTTGTAGTTGCGCCTGATACTTAAAACTTTTTCTGAGCTATCTTCGATTGTTACTATGTAAGGTAGTTTTAGTCCTGTTGGATTACCTGCTGCGTCAACATCCTCAAAACCCTCTATATCTAAAACAGTGTGTACCTCGTATACGGTTCTGTTTCTATTTTCTTTGTATGATGGAGAGATACCTTGTATTTCGTCTATGGCCTCTTCAATCTCTGACATATCCTCAGAATAACCATCGGATCCTATGTCTACGTTTGCATAAAAACCAGAAAGTTGTTGTTTTTTTATTTCATTAGAGGACATGTTAATCACATGCGTAATTCTTTCCGCAGAGCTAATATCAGCAGCCTCGTAAGGCACGATAAGATCTTCTGGCGGTATAAATTTAGATATGGCTCTATTTAACACCACATCAAAGTAAACTTTTTTAAAAGCAGAACCAGCAAGCGGTAAGTAAAACAACATTTGATCTAACTCAGGATCGTATTCTTCCATTACATTCATAATGTAATAGTTCATAAACTCTTGGACTCTTTCTGCTTGGTTTTCTATTTCTACTGTACGAGCTCCCACTATTTCTGTTTTTACAGGTCCTTTAGCGGGTAACATTTCTTTATAGGCTTGTGCTTGAAACTGTGTAACAGCCTCAGCCAAGATAGGATGAATGACTCCAGAAGATCCCTCAAACGGTTGTGATCTTGCATCGTCAAACTTCATGCCAAGATACTTTAGGCCATCTGTATAAGTTTTTTCCCACTCGCTCCTAGATTGTTTGTCGCCTTTGATAGAGCTTAATATATCGCTTGCTATGCTTGTCAAAACGTCGTCGCCCAAAACCTCAGCTAAATTAATGTTAAACCCAACTTGTGGTATTTCTGGCGTTATTTCAGCGTCAATTAAAACCTGCTCTTGATCCACTAAAATTTCAGCAGCTTGTCTAATCTGATCTTCTCTAGTTGTGTCTGGAACGACCTCAACGGCAGAACCCATTTGTCTAATGTCTGGGTTATCTTCTGTGCCTAATCCTTTATCAATAGCCATAATAAATTAGTGTAACACTCTTGGTCTGCTTTCTATATCTATCCCAACTAAATCTGTTAGTTCTCCTTCTACCCACAAACCGCTATATTCAGCTATGAGTTCAGCCTCCTCTAACGAATCTGCATGTATATCTGGGCCGCAATAATCTCTTCCATCATGCTCAAATTTAGTTAAAAATATTTTCAATAGTAAACCGTCCTATCTGATTTAAGAAGTTTTACTTCGTCTTGATAATCCTCATTTAAGGAAATAAAACCTCCCTGCCTAAATCGCATCAAAGCCATTGTAGCACTATCGCAATAGTCGTCATAATCCCCAAAAGGAAACGAGGCCATTTCTTCAATTACATCATCAGCAAAATCATGTTCTGGTGCCCAAACCATGCCGGACTCAAATATAGGCGCAACACTGTTCATCCGTGCTACTTTGTCTTGTCCTCTGCTTGGTGCATAAGACGTAACCGGTATACCCATTCTGCGTAGTTCTTGTGTCAACGGCGTGCCCGATGCTTTCGCCTCTATCAAAACACAATCAGGCTCCCAATAGCGGTACTCTTCCAAAGCTAGTTTTTTTAACTCTGGAAAGTCACATCTGACTCTTTTTGCGTCTAATAAAATTATTTCATCAGCGTTTTCATCGCCACGATTAAATATGGCCCAAGTGGTTATCGCTGAGTAATCTGCCGTATCTTTTTTAGAAAAAGCGGTATCGTAACTTTGTATCACATAAGAATACGAAGGCACGTCAGCATCTTCCCACCTGTTCCACCACTCTCGTTTTACGATAGAGCCTTCCTCTGCCGTTGGATCCTGCATCCATTGTGAGTTCCATTTAGATATGGGTAACGATGCTTTTACGCTTAGTAATTCGTCTTTTTTCCAAAACTCTGGCCATAGAGGATCTTCGGATTCTGGCATAATCGCCGGAAACTCTATGACCTCCCATTGGTCGGCAAACTCATCTGATTGTTTTTTTAAGACATTACCTACCAAATCTTTGGTGCTCCAACGTGTCATTACTATCACGATGATTCCACCAGGTTGTAAACGCTGTCTAGGTCCTGACGTATACCATTCGTAAGCCGATTCCATAGCTTTCGGTGACAAAGCATCTTGTTCTGAGTGTGGATCGTCAATAATTAGTAAATCTGCACCACGACCGGTTATTGCTCCACCTACACCTGCATAAAAACTTTCTCCGTCTTTATTGGTAGTCCAGCGTCCGGCAGATTTGTTATCGGCTTGGAGTTGCAAATCAGGGAATATGTGTTGGTAATCTTCACTGTCTATGATGTTTCTTACTCTACGACCGAATCGCACAGCTAACTCTGCGGTGTGTGTGGTTTGAATAATTTTAAGATTACCTTTTTTACCCATCATCCAAGCAGGAAAAAAAGTTGACGCAAACTCTGATTTAGAGTGTCTAGGTGGCAAACACACAATAAGTCTTTTGCATTTACCTTCTGCTATTTTGTTAAATTTTTCTGCAATTATTTTGTGGTGTCGACCTTCTATAAAGTCTGGCCACATGTGTTTTACAAACGACATAAAATCGTTTTGGCAGCTATCTTGTTTTTCTAGTTGATCGTAACGATTTAACAGCGCTAAGGCCTCTGCCTTATCTTGCTCTGAAAGTATGTCAAAATCTTTGAATGATATATCACTCATGGTCGAGCTAGGTGATTAGGTAGTGACGTAATAACCACCTAACTCTAAGCGCTAACCGCCTAGCGGTAGTATTACATATCGTTAAACTTCGTGCCATTCCTTACCTTGAAACAATAAAGATTCTGCCTCTCTCCTACGAACCAAACCGGTTAAAACTTCGCCGTTCGATTTATTCCACCGACGCATTTGTGCCGGTACTTCATCGTATTTGCCATCGTTTAAAACTTTTAACATGGTTGATGATTTAAGGTTGGTTGGTCCTAGATTGTAAGTCCATGCAACCAACGCATCGTATTGTGATTGATCTAACGGTACTTCTACTAATTTGTCGACGTATTCTTCAAACTCTAATAAATCTTTATCAAGCATTTCTTCTGCCATGTCCTGTGTTATGGTCATGCCCTCGACCACGTTTTTAGTCGTGCCGAAACCGACAGTCCAAACTTTTGATGGACATAAATAACTTTCTAATTCGCAACCTTCAAATTTTTTTATCAAAGCTTTGCCTTCTGCTGAGGTTTTCATATTAACTCCTATTTTGTAGTTACCATGCGGTAATAAACTACCACTTCTTTGAGTTCGTTTATATATCTTTTTAGCTCTTGCATGTTGTAAGCCATCAGCTCGTAGTCAGGCACAGACATCGCTACGAACACCAATCTGCCCTCTTCTTTTTTTAATTTTTCTAAAAACTCGTCTATATTTTTATCCGATACCACATACCAATAAGGTTCTTTGAGATCCAAACCTCTTGGTAATATGGGTTGTGCTATGGTTCTTTCTATAGGTTTAGAAACTACGTCAACCTTTTTAGGAATCAGGCCGCAACTGTAAACCGTCATCAAGACTATCAATGTTACGACTGTCTTGTTCAATGCTATCAAATACTTCTTTTGTGCCATTGTTCACTCTCGTTTCTATTAAGCTTGGCTTTGCCGCAGCAAGTTTGCTTAGATTGTGTCTTTTGAATATATCAAGGTATCTATTCATTTCTTGTTCTATTTGTTGATTTTTTCTTTGGATGTCTAATAACCCTTCGGTTTGCACCTTAAAATCATCTTGCAAAGATTTTATGGCTGCTTTTTGTTCTTGGTCGCGTAGTTCAAATGCTTTGTTTAAACTAGATAAAGATTGGTTTTGATAATACAAAAAACCACATAAAGAAAACAGCACAACAATTACGCCTAAAAATACCTTTGTCATGGTTTACAATTCTAGTTTTTATCCTGAGCTTTGTCTAATGACAATCGATGAGAGCTACACCCTGTTAAAGTATTCTTGATTTTTTTTAACCTAAACTTGAATTGATTACTAATGAAAAAAACATAAATAAAGTCAAGGCCAATAAAATTGTAAACATAATTATTCGTATTTTTTTATTTGCAAAAAGAATATAAAGAAACAATACAAAAAAAGTTAAATTTCTGATTGTTCTTTCTTTTTTACCCGCCTTTCTCATCATTAGGGTCTTTTAGTTTATGTTCTTCCTTGAGTTCCAAGACGGTATTAACTTTTTGTTGTAACCGTATCATGTCTTGATCTAATAACCTTAATTGATCGGTAAGTCGTATGATTGTGCTTTTCATTTCTTGCACGGCTGGATCTATGGTTTTAGTTATGGTTTGCCAAACATAGAAAACAAAATAACCGAGGCCAACTACCATAACTACGGGAAAACCAAAATCCGCTACTATTTGAACAATATCCATCAATCTCTCCTAGCATCTATTTTGCCGTCTTCTACAAAGTTTTCGGCTCTTGCTATGCGGTTGAGATCCGGAGATAAATCTAGTGCTGACGATACGCTGGTGTCTATGCGTATCATGTCGTTATTCATTATGGATGCTCTGGTAATCAACATTTTAGTTATGCCTTGTACGGTTTCTATTTCAGCTACTAATCCGTCCATAAGCTGTTTCATAACTAAAAAAATAAAATAAGCCATGACTAAGGCTCCTGCTATGGGTACACCTAACTCTGCAATTAGGTTGAACCACTCCACCTAATCCTCGCCTTTGAAGTTTTTACTAGAGTTTGATGTGCCTGCGTAGAGACCAAACCAAGCGGCGCCTGCACCGACAATGATTGATATAAGGCCGCTTTGTTCAAGCGACGGATCTTCTAAACCCATGAACCACATTGTTGAATAATATAGGAGAAAAATGTAGACACTTAGAAAGAGTCTAGGAAAGATCCGCCAAGAATCTATTGCTCGCGCAAGATGAATCCACTTTTGGTAAGGGTTTGTGCCTTGATTGTGTGGCGTTACATCAATATCTATTTCTAACTTTTTTTTGATTGGTTCTTTGTCCATGTTAAATTTCGTCTGGGTTGAAAATCCCTTGGTCTATCAATTTTTGTCTGTTCTTCATGTGTTCTTCTTCTACGGCTGCTTTGCTCTGACCAAAGTATTTTACTGCAAAGCCACCGTCTACCATTCCTTGATTTACGTCTTCGCCATCACAAACAACCGTGCCTAAAACTCTACCAAACTTACCTCTGGAATCTTTTAGCTCTGTTCTGATGACGACTTGATCTGCCATTTCAATAGCTTTCGATAAAAAAGCAGACGCAAGTTTACCTCTGGCTTTTTCGTCTTTATTTCTGGTGCGGCTCTCCGGCGTGTCAATACCGAATAAACGTACTCTGGAGTTGTAAGAAACTGAAAACCCTAAATCAAGGGTTACGTCTATCGTATCTCCGTCGACTACCCTTTCTACTGTGCAGCCGTATTCGTACATTAGACGACCCTAGATGTGATCTCTATAGCGGCCATACCTGCGTACAGACCCCAAATCATAAGCTCTAACCTATTGAATCTCTTGGATCCTTCTTCTAAACGCCTTTCTATGTTCTCATAACGAATGGTGCACTCCCTTTCGTGTGCCTCTATCTTAGCTAAGTTTGCGTCCATTTCTGCCTTCATTTTTTTTCTTTTTTAACTCTAACCTCTGTGTATGCCTCGTCAACGTCCGGAGTCGATTCATCGTCGCCGACAAACTTTCCGTCTTTGTCTCTGGCCCTAACTTTTTTTCTTTCGGTACCTGTTAAAAAGTCGATTGTTTTTTTAATCCACTCCATACTTATCCTATCGTTTTTGTAACTGATGTTGGTGTTACTTTTTCTGCAATTTGAGCAGTAAGACCAGCCTTTATTGAATTAATTTTCTCTTCTCCTAAAGCTTTTTCAAGCCAACCTTGCACATCGCTTGATTTCAAGTCGGCGAAGTCTTTGAAACTTGATAAGTCTGAAGTGTCAAGCGATTGACTGCCATAAACTGTTGCAGTTTGCGGATTACCATTTGCATCGTTGTTAGCATCATCAGTAGCTAATATTTTCCAATGTATTTTATGTACTACATCAGATTTAGAATTCTTTGTTGGAAAAGTATCTACAGTTGATACATCATATTCGTAATTTATTGCCATTTTATTAACCTTCTAAAGTTGTGATTCGAGCAGTAAGAGCATCTATTTTATCATCTGCCTCTTGTAATGCTTTGATTAAGATAGGAACAAAAACACTATATTTAACTGATTTAGTAACTGTGCCTAAATCTTGACCTGTGCTATCTAAATCTTTCTGATCTTCAATCATATTAGGAAATATAGATTCTAGTTCCTGTGCGATTACTCCTATTTGTTTTTGTTCGTCTCCTTTTATATTAAAGTTTCTAACTTTTATTTTGTTTAAATCTTCTAATTTGTTAGTAGCGTCAACTATATTTTCTTTTATTTTAGAATCAGAAAGTGCGCCATAACTATTATTAGTATTTTGCACATTACCTGAACTAGCGTTTACAACGAATCTTCTATTACCACCACTATTGATGTAATCTATAATATGAGTACCTGAAGCTCCATTAATATCTAAAACACCATTACCTGCTGCAACTGTTCCAAATCTAGCATTACCGAAAGCTTGAATAGAACCGCCTGAATTTATTATCATCCTTTGTGTATCAGCAGTTTGAAACGCTATAGTTTGATCGTCAGCACTAAATATTTGTTTTTCATCGCCATTACCAATTTCTAAATTACCAGATGTAATATGTCCTATTTCAGTTGCTAAAAATTTCCCATCCGCATTAATCCTTGCTCGTTCAGTACCATTTTGTTCAAAAATATATTGACCACTACTAGCAACCATAAGTTTCATATCAGCACTTTCACCTCTAATATGAACTGTGTTATTGCTAACTGTATTAGCACCATCACCGCCAGAACCAAGTTGTATTCTCCTATCAGAACCGCCGGATAAATGAAGATTACCTAAATTGCTTAATCTTAATTGCTCAGTAAAAGTGCCTGCTTGTGATGTACTAAATGTTAATGTGCCATCTTCTGTAGTATTGCTTACATCAGTAGCTAAACATCTTATTCCTGCATAAGTATGATCGTTACCAGCATCATCATCACCTTTAAAATTTAACGCTCCTACTCTGTCTCCGTCAGCAGGAGAGCTAGAATTATGAAATAAAATTAATTGTGCTCCTGTTGTTCCTGAGTCTGTATTTTCGATTGTAACTGTATCTGTTAGTGAGCTCGTTACATGA